GAGCGCAGCCTCTGTAGACGTTAACAGCGCATACGTCGATCCTAAAGAAAAGATCTTGGATCCGACTTTAATTGAAAAACCCCTAATAGATAGACTTCCGCAGCCTACTGGTTGGAGAGTTCTCGTTATGCCCTATCAGGGCAGAGAGAAAACAGACGGTGGTTTATTAGTACCAGATCACATTCGTGAACGCGAAGCGTTGGCGACTGTAGTAGCCTATGTTTTAAAAGTTGGCCCCCTAGCATACCTTGATCCCAATAAGTTTGGAGATAATCCAGAACCTTGGTGTAATGAAGGTGAATGGGTGTGTATCGGAAGATATGCTGGGTCAAGATTTAAAATAGAAGGTGGCGAGGTTCGAATTATCAATGACGATGAGGTTATTGCTAAAATATTTGAACCTGATGACATAAAACACATTTGAGGTACTAATTATGGCTGAAGCAGCAGAGAAAGTTATAGATGAAAATGAGGAAATTGAAGTCACAGTTGAGGACACTAAAACTTTGGTTAACTCTGAATCGGATCATGATTCCACTACGGCTGAAGTGGTGGTATCAGAAGAAGACACACAAAATCCTGAAGAACTTGATGATTACAGTAAGCGGGTTCAGAAAAGGATTAAAACGTTAACAGACAAATACAGAACGGAAGAACGGGACAGAGAAGAAGCTGTTCGGTTTGCTCAGACTGTAAAACAGGAAAACGATAAATTAAAAGAACGGCTAACAAGTTTAGACAAGGGTTATTTAAATGAATACGGCACCCGATTAGAGTCACAGCTTGCAACAGCAAAGAATATTTATCGCGATGCCCATGAGTCTGGCGATGTAGATAAAATGTTTGAGGCGCAAAGTGCTTTGTCTAAAATATCTATCGAGCAGGAAAGATATAGACTAGCAAAACAGCGGCAAGATCAGACAAAAATGCAGAAAGCTCCAGTTGAGGGCGGCACACAAGTACAGGCAAGTGCCCCAGCAGCGCAGGCTCCAGCTCCAAAAGCTGATCCAAAAGCTGAAGGTTGGGCAGAAAAAAACGAGTGGTTTGGTCAGGATGAAGTCATGACTTATGCCGCTTTTGGTATTCATCGTAAGCTTGTTGAAGAAGAAGGGTTTGACCCGCAAGCAGATGAGTACTATAGTGAGATTGACAAGCGTATGAGAACCGAGTTTCCACAACGTTTTAACGCTGGTCGAAAAAACGGGGGAAGTGCCAGAGTCGCATCGGCTGATACTTCCGCATCCCGCACAACAAAAACCGGGCGCAGGACCGTCAAGTTATCACCCTCGCAAATCGCGATTGCTAAAAAACTTGGGGTTCCTTTAGAGGAGTACGCTAAGTATGTCAAAGATTGAGGAAAAGATAATGTCAGACAGAACAGAACGGTCAAAAGAAACTCGTGAAACTACTACACGAAGAAAACCTTGGGCACCCCCAAGCAGGCTAGAAGCCCCAGATCCCAAACCTGGGTATCAACATCGTTGGATTAGGACATCCCTTAGAGGTGACGACGATTCCATGAACGTTCATGCAAAGTTGCGTGAAGGTTGGGAACCCGTAAGAGCTGATGAGTATCCAAATTCTGACTTTGCTACTATCGAGGATGGGAAACATGCTGGGGTAATAGGTAACGGTGGGCTTATGCTTGCTAGAATACCTGAAGAAACAGTACATGAGAGAACCGCTTATTATCGGGATCGGACCCGTGATCAAATGACAGCTGTGGATCAAGACTTGATGAAGGAACAACACCCTTCAATGCCTATTGAAAATAGGAGATCAAGTCGAGTGAGCTTCGGTGGACGCGACCGCGACACTGAATAATTTCAACTGCTATATAGGAGCTTATTATGGCAAATTCTAACGGTTCCTTCGGTCTCCGACCGATAGGAAAAATTGGTCAATCGACCAACTCTACCGGGATGACGGAATATCGCATAGCTTCTGATAACTCTAATCCAATATTCCAAGGCATGGCGGTTATACCGCTCGCTGCGGGTGTCATTGACGATCTACAAGCTGCGGCTGGTGGTAACGTCGCTATTGTAGGAGTTTTCGGAGGTTGTGAGTACGTTTCTTCAACTACTGGTGAAACAATATTTTCAAACTATTGGCCTGGTTCTGGCGCGGATTCTACATTCCCTGTCAAAGCCTTCTTGTACGATGATCCAAATCAATTGTTCACGATTGCAACATCTAACGTTGTTGCAGGACAGAACACTGAAGCGGAAGTTCGTACATCTGTATTCGCAAACATTGCTTTTGCTACGGGTAACAGTGGTTCTACAACTACTGGTATTTCGTCTGCAACAGCAGACTTGAATACAGTCGCAACCACCAACACATTGGCGTTAAGAATTATGGGCATCCAAGATGATCCAGACAATTCTGACTTCACTGCTGCTGGTATCCCACTAATCGTTCGTATAAACAACCACTTCAATGCGCCTACTGGCTCTATTGTAGCGGCCACTGTTTCTACAACTGGCGTATAGGAGACTAAGCAATGGCTATATCACGCGCACAACTAGCGAAAGAGCTAGAGCCTGGTCTCAATGCCTTATTTGGCATGGAGTACTCCAGGTACGAGAACCAACACTCAGAGATTTTCACTACTGAATCTTCAGACAGAGCGTTTGAAGAAGAAGTAATGTTATCTGGGTTTGGAGCCGCCCCGACTAAGTCGGAGGGTTCCGCTGTTAATTTCGACGATGCTAACGAAGCATATACGGCGAGATACAATCATGAGACAATCGCACTTGCGTTCTCTATTACAGAGGAAGCAGTTGAGGATAATCTCTATGATCGTCTATCTTCTCGTTATACTCGTGCACTCGCTCGATCAATGGCACACACTAAACAGGTGAAAGCCGCAGCAGTGTTAAACAACGCATTTACAGCTGGAGCATCAGCTGGAGGTGACGGAGTTGCACTTTGTGATGCGTCTCATCCTCTAACCAACGGTGGCACGTTTGCAAACGAACCAAGTACAGCTGCTGATCTTAACGAAACTTCACTTGAAGATTCATTGATCAACATTGCTGGGTTTGTTGACGAGCGTGGTCTTAAAGTAGCACTACGCGGTATGAAACTTGTTATTCCTCGTCAGCTTCAATTTATTGCTGAAAGAATAATGGCTTCTAACCTTCGTGTTGGTACAGCGGACAATGACACTAACGCTATGCGCTCAATGGGAATGCTCCCAGAGGGTTATGCCGTTAATGACTTCTTGACCGATACGGACGCTTTCTTTGTGATGACAGACGCTCCACGCGGAATGATTCATTTTGAAAGAACAGCTCTATCCACAAATATGGAAGCTGACTTTGATACAGGAAACATGAGATTTAAAGCAAGAGAAAGATATTCTTTTGGTTTCTCAGATCCTCGTTGTATCTTCGGCTCACCAGGAGCGTAAATCCATATGCCTTATGGAACCACTTGGGGCGGCTTTTGTCGCCCCTTTTTTATTTAACAAGGAGAAAGTAAATGGACTGGATTAAAGGAAGATTAAAAGAGCCTTCAAGCTACGGAGCTGCGGCTGTTGTTGGCGTTGGGCTTGGTATTTTATTAAGTATGCCGATATTAACTTGGGCAGGTATAGTTTGTGCTATATTTGGATTAGTTCTTAAAGAAAAATCAAGCGAGTGAGGGTATAAGTTACCCTCTTTCTTTTTGTTAAAAGGTGGTGTATCGTAAAGATACCTTGACAGTTGCATTCCGCAGCTGACATTTGCCTAGACAAGGAGACACAATGGCTAATACAACATTCTCAGGACCAGTCCGTTCCGAAAACGGATTTAAAGTAGTTTCTAAAAACTCTACAACAGGTGCCTTCACTGATACAGCAGTTATTGCTTCAACAGGTATCGTTACTAACAAATATGTAAAACACGTTGGCTTTGCGACAGGTGTTACTGTTAACACTACAGCAGGGGACAGCCCAACAATTGGTGAGTTTACTCAACCAGCAAACACAATCATCACTGACATTAAGATATTTTGTGACACAGCTCCTGTAATTGGAACTGGCGATATTGGTTACGAAGTTGGAACATCTAGTTCAGGTGCACAAATTGTTGCGGCTCAGACTGATGAAATTCTTGATGGCGGTACAACTGTTGTTGAGCATAACGTAACTGTGACCAGTTTGGTTCTTCAGACACAAGATGGTACAACTGCACCAGCTTCTGTTCAATATA